CGGCAGCAACTACACACTGGTTGGAATGATCCCTGGGGACAGTAGTTACCAACAAGGTAACAGCAACATTCCCACAGAAGTTGGAGGGCTTTATGTTTATATTGGCTTAAATGGGAGCGTTGCTGCAGCAAGCGGCGCGGCAACTGCAGGTACTGCAACAGCAACTTTTGCCGTTGGAGATATTCTTGGCTGGGCGTTTGATGCTGAAAACGGAACTCTTCAATGTTATAAAAATGGTGTATCGCAGGGTACTCAATTTACAAACATAAGGACTGATATTGGCTGGGTGTTTTGTGTAACTGATTATGACAACTCAGCAACTGCAACATATGTAATTAACTTCGGCCAACGCGCCTTTGCCTATACCGCACCAAGCAACTACAAAGCATTATGCACCGCCGCCCTAAGTGATCCAACGATTGCAGATGGCTCGACGGCGTTTGATACGAAGGTATGGAGCGGAAATAGCACTTACCCACGTAGCATCACTGGCCTTAACTTTTCACCAGATTTAATTTGGCTAAAAAACAGAACAAGTGCTTATGACCATGTGCTGATGGACGCAATCCGTGGTACAGGCACAACGAAATGGCTCTCGTCAAATTTGACAAGTGCTGAAGGTGTTAATTATGCGAATGCTAATGTCACTTCATTAGACGCAAACGGGTTCACAATTGGTTCGACTGCAGGCACCGACATTCTTAATCAGTCAGGAACAGCGACGGTTGGCTGGGCGTGGGACGGCGGAACTTCCAACACAACAATTGCTGCTGGTAGTTTAAATAGCTCGGTATATAACCAGAGTGCTGTTTGGAGCGGGATGTGTTCTCCAGCTCCTAGCAGCGGAACCTATGTTCAAGGCTTTGACGGCAACCTTACGTCTGTTTTTGCTAGTGGCATATCAGCAGGATCTTATTTTACTTTTACACCTACGGGAGGCTTGACATTTAGTAACAGCGTTAGGGTTTACATGGGTAATGTATCTGGAGCTTCATACCAGTACAACGGCGGAACAACAGGCTCGCTGCCGATTAATTCCTGGACTACTGTCGCCACAGGTGGCGGGACAATGACATCATTGGGAGTCACGCGGAATGTCCTAGATGTGCATGGTTGGTTTGCAATTGAAGTTGATGGAAAACTTTTAGTTGACTCCGACGTAACACCACCCAACGTCCCATCAATCCCATCAACAGTACGCGCCAACCCGAGTGCTGGGTTCTCGATTGTTAAGTGGACAGGTACTGGGTCAGCAGCAACCGTTGCGCATGGTATTGCTGCACCTAAATTTATTATTACGAAGTCACTAGCTAACGCAACAAATTGGGTAACAGGCCATGACAGTATTGGTTGGGGTAATTTTCTTTTCTTAGATACAACGGATGCCCAAGGCGCTAGTGCTGCTGTATGGAATAATACAGCTCCTGATTCCAATGTATTTTCAGTAGCATCAAGTTCTTATATTAATCCAGCTGGTAGCGATGTAATCGCCTACTGTTTTTCACCTGTCGAACAATATAGTAGCTTTGGTAGTTATTTAGGCAATGGTTCTGCTGATGGTCCGTTTGTGTTTACCGGGTTTAGGCCGAGATTTGTAATGACAAAGGCAAGTTCGGCCTCTGGGTTATGGAATTTGCACGATACCGAACGTTCCAATTCAAATCCTGCGAGTAAGTTGCTGTGGGCAGATTCGTCCAGCCAGGAAGTTGATTATGCTGGTGGCGATTTTACTATTGACTGTTTATCTAACGGATTTAAGGCGCGAGCAAGCACATCATCCCTAAATAGCAGTGGCGTTACATATATCTATATTGCTTTTGCTTCGCATCCATTCAAAACGGCACGTGCCCGTTAAACTCACCCTATCGATCAAGAGTCATGCCTTACAAGCTCGGTGACCGCACTCTTTCCGTTCAGCGTGGGCTCGATGATTACCTGTAAAATATAAATAGGCGAGCATTTTATGTGAGCGAAAACGAGCTGGTTTTTAACCTAAGTTGTCTTCAAAAAAAATCTGCTCGAAAAAAATTTAGACGAACTATCCTTGACGCTTGGCCTGAATGTGCTTACTGCGGGTCTAGTGATCCTATGACCTTAGATCACGTGATTGCTCGCTCACGTGGAGGAAAACACACTCAAAACAACTTGATCGGAGCGTGCGCAGACTGTAACTTTTTAAAAACTGACTTACCTTGGTTTGAGTGGTATCGGTCGCAAGAGTTTTGGACCCTAGAAAGAGAGCAGAAAATTTTAAACTGGATTAACGAACCAGCAAGTCAACCTTCTGCATCTTCTTACTATGGCTGGTTAGGCGAAGGACGATCTTTTGAATTAAAAACCGTTTAGGTCAGCGTTGCTTTACGTTCGGATGAATGATACCAGCAAGTTTTTCTACAATTTTGTAGACCTTGCCATAAATTTCATTATCTTTTGGCGTCGGCGTGGCGTTAACAACCGCTAGTGCGAGTATGTGTAGCGCTCCAAGCACAGCAACGATTTCGGACCAGTTGTCAGTGAACGACATTTGATTGTAAATAAGATAAAATTAGTCTAGCTCGAAAGTTTCAGATGCCGGATATTTTAGACGACGCGGTTAAGTCGATTATGAAAAAAGATCCTGGTATGTCGAAAGACTCTGCTTATGGTATTGCAGTTTCTACTCTTCAAAAATCTGGAGATCTTAAGAAGGGGACGTATGAGTCCACAGAGAAAGGCAAGCGTCGGGCTGAGATGAGTAAAGCTACTCGTGCCAAGACACGCGCAAAAAAATATAAGACAGAACGTAAAATGGATCGTAAAGAAGAAAGAAACACTTCAGGTAGAAATTAATGGCTGAGACAGCTAAAAAAAGAGACCCTGCTAAGTGGGCAAGAGCTAAGGCAAAGGCACGTAAAAAAATGGGAGGACACAGCGCTCGTGCAATGCAGTTAGCTACGAAGTACTACAAGGACGCTGGAGGCACGTATTCGGGTAAAAAATCTTCAAAAAATAAATTGTCTAAGTGGTCAAAAGAAGACTGGCAGACAAAGTCTGAGTATGAGAAGAAAAAATAATGGCTGATTTAGCTCGAGAAAAAGGCCGCACAGAGCGCTACCTACCAAAATCAGCGTGGGCTGCTATGTCTAAAGAAGAACGTCGTGCTACGGATGAAAAGAAAAAACGAGCTACCAGAGGTAAGCCTGTGAATACTCATGTGTCTAACACTGAAACCGCAAAGCGAGCTTCTAAAAAAGCTAGATCTTACAAAAAATCTAAGGAGTCATCATGAGTCCACAAAACTGCTGGCCTGGTTACGAAAAGCAAGGAATGAAACGAGGTAAATCTGGAAAGATGGTGAATAACTGTGTAAAAACTTCAGCTAAAAAGAAAGCACAAACGTATAAAAAAACCAAGTAAAGCTAAGGCTGTTTGGGAGGCTTATTAAAAGATCCGTGTTTACCTTCCCACCAAGAGCTTTTAATTCTCATAGGACCACCTAGTAATTTTTGTGCTTCTGAGCCGTCAGATTTTTCTTCTGAAAATATAGGTTTATTTTTTTCTTTATCTTCTGCTTCCCATAAAGCTCTTATAGTTTCTACGTCCTCATCCACTTCTTTTAAAACTATTTCTGTTCTAAATTCAACCCAATCAGGTTTGCAATTTTCTAAAACTTTGGCAATTAAAGGCTGAAATTTTATTTTTGGAGAAAATCTAGCCCAAAACATTATTAGTTCATAGACTAACGCGTTGATCTTGTTGTACTTCATTTTGTATGACTAAAGTTATTTATTAACATTATCCCCAATAGAGATTACCACTGCCGTCGTTACGTAGAGCTTGACCAGCAGTTCCTTGACTTTGAGGTAGAACCCAAGTCCATGTGGCAGCAGCACTATGAGGAGGTGCTTTTAAAGTAACACCATGTGTATTAACTTCGCAGTTAAGTACGATAGCTGCATCTTTACCTGTAGTACCGTAAAAAGTATATAACCCACTAGCTGTGTTTTTTAGGTCAATACCACCTTGGTATTCGAGTGTTCCGTCAAAATTTAAACCGCTTGCAGAGACCCCTGCTGCGGAAATAATGTTGTCTTGAATAGCAGAGTGCATAACCCCGCTGATAGTTAATTGTTTTGGTTGAGCTTCTGCCTGTATTTCTGTTACATCTACTAAAGGTAAAATTGCGTTGGTGTTTATATACGTGTACTTTTGCAGCAGATGAGTTTTTACTACTTCTCGGCCCCAAGTTCTAGCAGTATCTAAATCTCTTTTACCGGCCATGTTTAGGTAAACAGGGTAGACCTCTGTATATTAATCTACTTACGCTATTATTAAGGGATAGTTCTCAAAATTGTCGTGGCACAAACTACTTTTAATAGAGAGCTTGGAGCTGCTCCAACTGGTATTACTAGGTTTGGGCAGACTCGTACAGAAGACGGATCTAATGTTACGGTAAGCTCCTACCGCACCTTTGCTGGAGACGGAAGTTTTCCATTTTCTGATGTTTACGAGTTGACTTACGGTTCAACTGGATTAGTTACTTTTCTTTTGGACGCAGGCGCATTTGCTGTCAGTGGATTTACAGTTATCGATTCAAATGGAGTCAGTAAAGGTACAGCGGACGCACCTAAGATGACTCGACGATTGTCGAGCGGACTTTCCTTCTCTGGTTCAAGCGGAGACACTGCTTCTTTGTACGTACATCGTACAGACCGAAGTGCTACTGAATATCGTGTCCAAGCTTTTATTGCTTAGTACGCATGTTAGATCGAACGGTAAAAGCCGTAAATGCCTTCCCTGAAAAATTCGGGGAGGCTTTTTTAGCTTGTATGTTTGCTATGTCAAATGGCGATGTCTCGGTTTGGACTTTTAAACATGTGAAGGTTGCTTACAACACAGGTATCGGTACCGCAGTTACTTTTGCAATTTGCGTTTTACTTTTTAAAAAAATTACTCCTTTCTCTACTGTTCTTTTGACTATAGGTCTAACAACTTTTGCAGATTTGCTTAATCACCCGACTCATTATGGATCTTGGTGGTCAGAAGCCGTGGTCACAGGATTAATTGCAGGTTTTTTTTCGTTGTTTTTTCAGTTGTTCTGGGTGAGAATGAATCGAAATTAAGAGTTACGCGTGAAGCTGTCAAATGTTGGCCTTGACTTGATTAAGCAGTTTGAAGGTTTGAGGTTAATTGCTTATAAGGATGTAGCTGGGATCGAGACAATTGGTTATGGGCACACTGGATCAGATGTGTATGCCGGTTTAAAGATTACAGAAGAAAAAGCACAAAGTCTTTTACTGGATGACACACAAAGTGCTCAAAATTGTGTAAATAACACTGTACAAGTTAATTTAAATCAGAATGAGTTTGATGCGCTTGTTTCTTTTGTTTTTAATATAGGCATTACAGCCTTTTCTGAATCCACACTTCTTAAAAAACTAAACGCAGGTAACGACAAAACTGAAGTTGCTAGCGAGTTTTCTCGATGGGTTAAAGCTGGATCGGATCAACCAGTTCCTGGTCTCGTAAAAAGAAGAGAGAAAGAAAAAGAATTATTTTTAACCCAAGTGAAGCACCCTCTTTTGGCTAAGAGCATCTTGGCTTTACAAGACACGTGGCTCAAAAGAAAGCCTCTGAACTCAAGTTCTTTAGAACCAGAAGACAAACTTTTTGTACCCAAAGGATCCGCGTGGGAGTGGTCAGAAATACGTATGTATGCGGGTGAGCAGCACCACAGGATTTTTTTGACAGCTAAGGCTGACCAGGAATGGTGGATCTGGCCTGAGCATTGGAAAATTATCAATGACGTAGAAACTACTGATGCTTCCGCTAACGCGGACATCAAACTTAAAACTCCTTACTACTCTCAGCGAGATAACTACAGAGA